ACGCAATCAAGGGAGTTTTTAGCGGCGGAAATCTTACCGGCGCACAAAATTTCTTTCAAAATACATTCGGTGAAGCGGGCGTTGCGGCCTTTGACGCTATGATAGGCGTTGTGGAGCAGTTAAAGGCGGTTTTGCCGGGGCTTCTGGACCAGTTGGGGCAGATGGCGGCGGCGGTGTTCCCCGCGCTTTTAAGCGTGGTCAGCGCCCTGTTGCCCGCAATCATGCAGATTGCCGGGAGCCTGCTTCCCCCTATCGTTTCGCTTATCGGTCAGCTATTGCCGGTTATCCTTGAAATAGCAAGCGCGGTTTTGCCCGTTGTCGTGCAGCTTATCCAGACCATAGCGCCGTTGATAGCGGACATTGTGCAGACGGTCCTTCCGGTGCTGATTGACCTGTTTAATACCTTTATGCCGATAATCACGCAGCTTGTCCTTGCAATCTTGCCGGTTCTGCAACAGCTCTTGCAGGCGTTGACACCTGTTATTCAGTTTTTGGCGGAGCTGTTCGGGAACGTGCTGGGGGCCGCAATCAACAGCGCAAAAGCGGTTATTGACGGGCTTTTAACCGTACTGCAAGGAATCATCACCTTTGTGACCGGCGTATTTTCGGGCAACTGGAAACAGGCATGGGAGGGCGTAAAGCAGATTTTCAGCGGTGTAATGGAATCGCTGAAGGCGTTGGTAAAGGCCCCCATTAACTTTATTATCAGCGCAATCAATACCCTTATTGGCGGATTGAACAAGGTTAAAATTCCTGATTGGGTTCCCGGCGTAGGCGGAAAGGGAATCAATATCCCGCAAATACCAATGCTTGCAAGGGGTTCCCGCAACGCCCCGGATACCTTTATAGCAGGCGAACGCGGCCCGGAGCTTATCACGAACGGCAAGGGCCGGACGGTGTTCACGGCCTTACAGACGGAACGCATTATGAGCAATGCGGGCGCGGCACAGCAGGGGGCGCAGCAGGTAATTATAACCCTTGCGCCCGCGTTGATAGCGGCGCTTTCCGCCGCTCCCGCCGTGAATACGGTACACAGCGCGGCGGTTGTGCCGCAGATGCAGGCGGCGGAATTGCAGGCCGCGCCGGTCCAGCAGGGCGGGACGGTTTTCAGGTTTGAGAGCGCCCCGGTTTTCAACGTGAACGGCGGGGACCCGGAGGAAATGCGGCAAATGTTCGAGGAATACCACAACAGGACATTGCAGGATGTGGAGGAAATGCAGCGGCAGAAAGAGGCGGATGAAAGGCGGGGACGGTATGAGTAACACATATAAAACCATATCGGGCGATATGTGGGATTCAATCGCGTTTAAGGCTTTGGGAAGCGAAAGCTATACCGACAGGCTGATAAAGGCGAATTTGCAATACCGGGAAACCGTTATTTTTCCCGCGGGGGTGGTATTGGAGCTTCCGGCAATAGAGCCGGAAGCCTCCGCCACTTTGCCGCCCTGGAAGGAGGCGGGCAATGAGTAGCAAAGACACAGCACGCCGCACGGAAATTATAGTCTATTTTGCGGGGGTAGATATTTCGCAGAGTATCCGCCCGTATTTGCTTACTATGACATATACAGATAACGAAGAGGACAAGGCGGACGATTTGCAATTAAACCTTGAAGATAGGGATAGAACATGGGTGCGGTGGTTGAGTGAAAAGGGCAGCGCAAAGGGGGAGAAAATCCGTGCTGTCATTGTACAAAAGAACTGGAACGGGACCGGCAAAGACCGGAAATTAGATTGCGGGGTTTTCGAGCTTGACAGTATCGACTTCAGCGGCCCGCCCGGAAAGGTGAGCATCAAAGCAACGTCTATCCCCTATTCGTCTACTATGCGTTTGCAGATAAAAACAAAAGCATGGGAAAACGTGAAATTGTCCGCGATTGCGAACGATTTAGCAGGGCAAAACGGAATGCAATGTTTGTATGAATCCTCCTATGACCCCCTGTATACACGCAAAGAGCAGGTAAAGAAAACGGACCTTGTTTTTCTGCAAGAGCTTTGCAAAAGCGCGGGGATTTCATTAAAAGTTACGTCAAATACCGTTGTGCTGTTTGACGCGGCGGAATATGAACAGAAGCCCCCGGTTTATACGGTCAGTTACGGGAAATCGGATATTATTCGGTACAGTTTCGGCACAAGTTACACGGATACGGCCTATTCAAGCTGTCACGTTGTCTATACAGACCCCCGGACAGGGAACAAAATAGAGGGTGAATATCAGCAGCCGGGAGAGGGCAGCGGGCAGGTTTTGGAGGTAAACGAGCGGGTAATGAGCGCCGCCGAAGCAAAGGAGCTTGCGAAAAAGCGGTTGCGGCAGAAAAACAAGGGGGAAGTAAAGGCGGAATTTACCCTTGTGGGGAATGTCGGGCTTGTAGCTGGTTTAACGGTGCAGGTAGAGGGATACGGCCTTTTTGATGGAAAATACATTATTGAGAGCGCAACGCATAATCCAACGGGCGGTTATACCGTAGGGCTGAAATTGCGCCGGGTGCTGGAGGGGTATTGATGGCTGAATCTGAAATCATGGAGGCAAAAAAGCAAATTGCCGACTTGAAAGAGATTGTCCGCATTGGTACGGTTTCTTCCGTGGATAAGGACAAACGGACCGCCCGCGTTATTTTCCATGATAGAAGCGAATTGCCTTCATGGGAATTAAAGGTGCTGCAAAATCAGCCGCTTATTACCGTGGAAAAATGGGTTGACGGGGCAAAGTGGAACTATGATGCAAAGTATGCCTCCATTGACCGCGAATTAGGGTTAGGGGAAAGCTACACGACAGAGGCCCCGGACGTTATCACGGTGGAGCGGGCCATAGACTATAAATGCCCGCTGCATGGGGTGGACGAAACGAAAACCCATAAACACGTTATAACAGTTTACCCTTGGCTTCCCTATATTGGACAGTTGGTGCTATGCCTTTATATGCCAAACGGGGACGGGGACGGATATGTGTTAGGAGGCATATAGAAAAAATGACTATCGGAACATGGGGTGATATAGTATTCAATGTATCGCGGCGGCAGATAAAAACCTTTGACGGGCTGAAATGGGACAGCGGCGCAAGATATTCCACGCATGACCGGCATTTGAAAGAGCCGCTTTTAGAGTTTACCGGAACAGAGGTTGAAAGCATATCCTTTACAATGTTTTTTTCCTCTTTTTTGGGGGTAAACCCCATTCAGGAAATTTCAAAGCTGTTAAAGGCTATGCGGCGGGGGGAGGTTCACAGGCTGATTATAGGCCCGAAAGCATACGGCACAGGGAAATGGGTAATTACAAAGCTGTCTAATTCGCTGGAACGGACAGACAGGCGGGGGGAGATAATCGCCGCGAAAGTCAGCGTTACCATGAAATCATATTCAGGCAGATAGGAGGGGGCGCGGTGGCCTACATCGTAACAGCCAATACGGGAGGAAAGATAAACCTTGCGCCGAAAACGCGGGAGGAAGAAATCCTGCAAAACGTCCGGTTCCTTCTCTCAACCCCTAAATTCACGGTTCCGCTTGACCGGGACTTCGGGCTTTCGCAGCGGTTCATAGATAAGCCGTTGCCAGTAGCGGAATCCCTGTTCCGGGCGGAAATTTTAGACGCGATAGAAAAATACGAGCCGCGGGTTGAAGTGGAAAACGTGACCTTTGAACAGGGGGACACGCCGGGAATGCTGATACCGCGGGTGGAGGTGAACATAGTTGACGGAAACGAATAGAGGATACCCGGAAATCAGTTTCGTAAATACCGACACGGACACGCTTGTAAATGCCCTTGTAAAATCCTATGAGAAATTCACGGGCCGGACGCTATACCCCGCGGACCCCGTGCAAAAATTCATTCTTTGGATTGCCGACATAATGATACAGGAACGGATTTTGATTGATGAATCCGCGAAGCAGAACGTCCCGCGTTATGCGCAGGGCGTTTATTTGGATTCGTTGGCGGAAATCTTCAAAGACGCTTACCGCCTGCAACCGCAGGCAGCGGCAACAACCTTCCGTTTCTATCTGTCAACCGCCTTACCCTATCAGCATTTAATCCCCATAGGGACACGGGTTGCGGTAGATGGAAATATCGTCTTTGAAACAACGGAAACCCTCTATATCGACGCGGGCAAGCAGTCCGGGGACGTTCCGGCAATCTGTCAGCAGGTGGGCGAAATCGGAAACGGCTTTGTTCCGGGGCAGATTATGCAGCTTGTGGACGTGTTCCCTTATTATGACCGGGTGGAAAATATCACGGTCAGCGCGGGCGGAGCGGAGCGGGAAACGGACAGCGCCTTTTATGAGCGGATGCGGGAAAGTATGGAAAGTTTTTCAACGGCGGGGCCGTCCGGGGCCTATATTTACCATGCAAAGACGGCTTCCCCGCTGGTTGCGGACGTGGCGGCGCTTTCCCCTACCCCCGGCGTTGCGGATATTCGCGTATTGTTGCGGGATGGCGAATTGCCCACGGAAGAAGTGCTTCAGGAAGTACAGGCGCAGCTTTCGGCGGACAAGGTGCGCCCCCTTTGCGATTTCGTGCAGGTTTCCGCGCCGGATACCGTGCCGCTGAATATCGACGCAACCTATTATATCCCGAAGCCGAGCCAAAACAGCGCGGCGGTGATTACAGCAGACGTTGAAAAGGCGGTACAAGATTATATCAGATGGCAAACGGAAAAGATGGGGCGGGATATAAACCCGTCCGTTTTCGTGTCCTACCTGATGAAAACCGGGATAAAGCGCGTTGTTGTGCGCCAGCCGGAATATACCGTAGTCCCGGAAAGTGAGGTTGCCGCGCTGAATCAGTGCAATGTATCGAGTGGGGGCGTAGAGGATGAATAACACGATATACGGCATTGATTTAACAAGGGCCTTGCCGCCGACGCTGAAAAATGATGAAGATATGCTTTCGCTTGCGCAGGTTATCGCAGGGGAATTGCAGGAAACCGGCAGGCTGATAAGGCAGAATATCATTTACCCCCGGATTGATGAATTGCCGGAAAACGTGCTTGATATTTTGGCCTATGACCTGCATGTAGATTGGTACGATTTCGACTATCCCATAGAGGCAAAACGCGGCGTTATCAAGGACAGCGTAAAGGTACATAAACGGTTAGGGACCGTCTATGCAACGCTTACGGCCTTGCGCAGCGTCTACCCAAACAGCGAAATAGAAGAATGGTTTGACTATGGCGGGGAGCCTTTCCTTTTCCGCGTTGTTATCGACGTAACAAAGGCAAAGGCCCCCGCGGAGTATTTCCAGATAAAGCGGGCCATAGATGCCTATAAACGCCTAACCGCGCACATGGAATCCCTTATTTATCAATGCCGGATAGACATTGAAATAGCGATAGAAACACGCTGGTGGTGGTTATCCGCCCACAGGACCGGCAAGGCGCTTTGCGGCACATACCCACAGCGAAACATAACGGGCGCTTTGGGTTCCGCCGTGATAGCGGTACAGCCGGAAACGGGCGGTTTTGGGTTTTCCAGCCCGCCCGCGGGAACAGTGCCGCAGCGGTCAACGGTTGCGGCCTTGCGTACAGGGCAAATAGAGGCCCACAGCAGCGCGGAGGGGTACGGGTATACCGTAACCCCGGCAGGGCCGGAAAAGGCCGGTACAGCGCCGCAGAGGGCCACACGCGCCGCATTGAGCGGCGGGGATATTTCAATAACGCCGGACGGGAGCGGGTACGGGTTCCAGCCCCCGCCCGCAGGGACCGCGCCGCAGCGGTCAACAGTCGCGGCCTTGCGCACAGGGCAAATAGAGGCCCACAGCGGGGCGGAGGGGTACGAGTATACCGTAACCCCGGCAGGTCCGGAAAGGGCCGGTACAGGCCCGCAGAGGGCCACACGCGCCGCATTTGCGACGGATGGCCTGCAAGTCAGCGCCGGAACGGTGCAGGGCCGTTTACAATCCACGCCAGCAGGCACAAAACCGCAGCGCGGAACGGGAGGCGGGGCCGGGGGCGCGGATATGGGCATAGACCCGGACGGCGGCGGGTTTGGCTTTCACACACCAGCCGCAGGGACAACGCCAGGGCAAAGCACGCAGGGGCACACATTGGAAAGCGGCCTTGCCGTTTCATCGGACGGGGACGGGCAGGGTTTCAGTACGCCCCTAACGGGAACAGCCCCGCAGCGTGCCGCCCGGAGCGTCCTTGCGGCGGATGCCGCAG